TTGTCGAGTTGTGCAGTAGTAGGTTTTGGCTTCTCAATTTCTTTTTTTACTACTACTTCAGATGGAGGCGTAGACAGTGTTGTCTGCTTCATAACAGGTTCGTCTGCTACTCCTGACTGCTGAGTGTAATAGTCCTTTAATACGTCTTCTTTTTTTCGAACTATTCTTCCACCTGGTCCTAGTTCGTCGCCGCGTGCGTTAACTTTGGCATTACCGACTGCTGGAGTTAGTTCGTTTCGAGAAATCAAGAGATCAAGGTCAATGTTCTTACCATTAGCACTTCTATAGACTTTACGACCTGATTGTTTCATTTATATCTCCTTATAATGTAACATTACTTATGACTAGTGTCAATCAGTAATTGAACATCTGGAATACAATTCTTTATCTTAGAAATTCTTTCCAGTCTAGGTTGTGTTCAACACTGTCAATTCGGTGTACACCAATTAAAAACAATACGTAACTCGAAACGCTGCTGCCTCTGCCCACACCCCATACAATATCGTTTTTGCGCATAAAGTCCACAAGATAAACCATATAACGTAGCACGTTTTCCATACCTCTTTGGATAAACTCTGTTAATTCTTGTAGTGTTCTATTCCAATTTGGATAACGATCTAATTCGTTTATAGTGCATCCTAGACGAGCTGCACATGCGTTTCTAAGGTAGGATAACAGATTCAAATTCTTGTACTCGGCTGGCATGTACCATTCACTCTGACATACTCCGTCAAAGGTCTTTTGGTCAACATCAATCGGCACATACTGCATAAGTAGATTGCATCCTAGTTCCTCTGCCCTTGCATTAAACTTGTCAACATCGTCGCTTGGATCACAGAGGACCATATGACACTTTTCCAAGTGTCCGTGGTAAATCATATCCATTAAATTTCTATTGTTAAATCGTAGGACCCCTAGGTCGTCAGTTTTTAAGAGCATAGCTTATATTAGCTTACTCTTATTAAACTGTCAAGATCATTATCGCCGGGTTTGCGGTTTTCTGCTTGTTTTTTCTTTGCAGCCAGTGTGCGAGTTTGTTGCTCTACTTTAAACGTATCCAGCAACAATATCATTTGGTGTCGAACATCTTCGTCTGTTGTCATAAAGTAAATAGAATTCAATCTTGCAATCTTACTTTCGATATCGCGATCTGTCATTGCTAACAGATCTTGTAAATTAGGATGCATTAAGAAAACTCACCAATTGTTCTTAAAAATAATACTGTGTTGTCATAACTGAAAACTTCAACAACAACTGGATTAGTTGATGATGTTACTACCACTGGGTTAACAGAGTTACTTCCAACTTTTACTGTGCCATCTACAAGAGAAAATATAACGTTTCTAGGTGTATCGTCGGCTAGTAAAACAAATCTCATTACTGCATATTGCGCATCTGGCATATTAGAAATATTAAATGTTCTATCGTTATCAACCGATACAACGTATACTGACGGGCCGTCTATCCAACTAATATTTAAGTCCGAGCCTACTAACGGAATATTTGCGTCTGTTAGGTTTGATTCAACTGTACACGATTGAAAATTAGCTTGTATAATTGAATTATTACCAAAGTTGTTGTCGACAACTTTGGATACAGATTCTTCTTGTAATTCTGTAATTTCCGCCCCTGCAATACCCAATGCTGTCTTGACAATATTGAAGTTGTCACGGAATCCTTGACTGTCGTTGTCTTGCCCTGCTACTGGGAAGTTTTCGTCTATTGTTGTACTAATAAGTTTACTGGCCATTTGTTAATCCTTAACTTTTAATTATTTATCGTTGTTACACGTTGAATTGATAATTTGCGAACAATATATATTGTTCGTTGCTGTTGCCAGTTGTAGTGTCAACTATGTACCTATCTATATCGTAGTTAATACTTGTAAAGTCAAACCCGGCGTTTAATATGTTTTGTTGTATAAACTTACTAGTTCCTGGCTTGCAGTAAATTAGTGGAATTGCCAAAACATAACCCAGCTCAACTTGCCCACCATCTTGTGCCGTTCTCATCCATAAGGGCAAGAAGTCTCGCGAACTTGTTCCTGTTGCTTTGATGTTTTCTCGCATGTTATCGATATTAGCAATATACTTTTTTACATCTCTACTTTGCGAAATTTTTATTGCATCACTATCGGCAGTTATTGAATTTGCAGTAGCTGGCCTATATCTCCTAGGATCACTAGGGATGTCGTCCAATGCATTATATCTACTAGTGTCTGCTGTAATTTTATTTGCACCGTTGTTGATACTAAACGAATTCCTAGTGTGACCTGTAAAAGGATGCGCAGGATCAATCAAGTCAATATAAACAATTTCGTAGACAATGTTGGATGTGCCTGGCTTTTTAGCAACTGCTGTTTTAAGTTTTCCCATAAAGAACTTTTTGCGTTTGTGATTTTTAGCAACGGCACTTACAAAGGTTTCTATACTAGATGTTTCAATTCCGCCATAGATCAAAGACTTGAGATCTAGTTGCACGCCAAAATTTGGATCACTTGGTCTGTAAACGTTTTCAGGATCAATAAGTGTTGAATTGTTGATAAGTGAAGTGAATGATTGTCGTTGTGTGCTATTTAAAAATGGTCTAACAAAGATATTACTGTATGTCAAGTTGTCCAAGTCGCTAATTCTCAAAGTAAATTCCTGCGATATTGCACTAAATCCAAATCTATCTCTGGCAATTATACTAAACGTATAAACTCTATCAAGTGTGGATGTACCTCCGTCAAACGTAGTTTGTCCTGTATCGAAAAAGGTTAATCCTGGCGCTGTTGGAGTTCCGTTAACAGGAACCTTTCCAACTAGTTCTCCGTCGGCCTTGAGCACAATTCCCGGTGGAAGACTGCCTTCGACTAATGCGTATCTTAAAAATCCCCCAGGGATTGAGGTAGTGGCATTAACACTAATAGTGCTAACTCTGTTTGCCTGCAGAGTTCCTAAGTCAGCATTGGTCAACCAGGAAATAGTACTGTCAACTTCTCCGAGTAATCTAAGCGTAAATGTCTTATCTGATTTAGCAGCTTCGATTTCGTTTCTTGCAAACGCCCTAGTAAAGAAGCCGCCAGTGTAAGTACCAAAACTCAACGTGCGGCCTTTGTTAAAAACCCGTGTTAACGCATTGTCAACAGCAACTCTGTCAACATCTGCAATAATTTCAGCAGTTACATTACTGCTATCTGCATTATAAAATAACTGTTTGATATTTGTGGTGATTCTGTTTCTAGCAATAGCTGGGATAAGTAATACAATCTCGGTACTAGACACATTGGTAATGTATGCAGGGTAAATGGGTGTACTTAAATGTTCCGCCAATGTACTGCCATTGAGCATGTTTTCGTCTATCTCTAAGGCAGACGGCGAAGTGATCTTCCATTCAATGTAAGGATAGATGTTGTCAATTTGATATGATTCGTTGCTGCCAAAGTTTAAGCTTTTTCCAGAGTAAAAATCGATATTGTTATACGACAAACTCTCTATAAAAAAGAAGTCTGTCCCGTTGGCAGTTCGGTTGACTGTTAACGGTGGTGCAATATATGTAGGCAGAAGAGGAGTAGTTAGTGTAATTGTATCATAATTTCGATTACTATTGTTAACTGACTCAACAATATACCCTGTACCTTCAATGACAATTTTTTTATCAACTAGGTTCTGTAAATCACTCAGGCCATCAGTAAAGGAAGTTGAAAGTTTTCCTATTCTAATAGTAGTGTTTCCTGCTAGCACATCGTACACGTACGATCCAAAGACTGTAACCACTCCTGTTAACTTATTAAATCTCTGAGCAGATACTGTAAATTTATATTCCCTAGTAACTGCTGGCTGATAAGAAACTCGACCTGCTACTTCGCCAGTTAGCTGATCAATTGCCATCCCAGAAGGCAGTAAACTAGGAGTACCGTCTGGATTATAAGATTCCAAGAAGTAAAACAATTCTCCTGTAACATCCGCTGTTTCAAGAGTATCTAAATAAACAGTAATATAATTGTCTGCACGTTTGACACCAAGGTCTGCTGGTGTTAGCCAAATCGGAGCTCTTACATACGTCATGTCTGCAGTGAACACGCCGTCAGCAGCTTTCATTATAGTGTTATCGGCTCTTGCAAAGTCGTCACCAACAACGTATATTTGAAATCGTCTTTTTACAAAATCATCGCCATCTGTTACAGTTACTTCGAATTCGTATCTTCTATTAAGCTTTTTAGGATTCTGCGTTGGAATGCTAAAATCATACAATGTAGTATCATAAAAGAAACTATCTAATCCACTGTTGCTCACCACGCTATAATCAAACGGAAAGCTTCCGTATACCGGAACGTCATATCCTCCGTTTATTATGTTTCGGTCTAGTGCAAGCAGAGGATCAACAACGCCAATTAGCCTTCCGCCTAATGTAAGTTCAATACCCGGCGGCAAGTCTCCACTTCCGTCTGCAACAAAATATTGCAGTGTATCACCTGCTGGCAAATCTGTGTCTGTTGCCAACAGTTGATAATCAATTATACTACTGTCCAGAATGAAGAACACATTGTTAGGACCAACTGGCAAGTTTCCTTCGGCTGTGATCCACACTGGCTCATCAGGACCGTGGATAATCACATTAAATGTTCTGTCTGCAATTCCGTCAGAACCTACGGCTCTTATAACAAAATTGCTCAGCTTGTTAGTAGTTACTTCAAAAGGTCTTCCGACAATGCTATTTTCCTCGAGTCGTAAGCCGGCCGGCAGTGCTCCACTAATAATAGATGTGGTAATCCCCGAGGTGTTGGCCAACGGTAAAGCTATATTGACCGCATTTCGTTCTTGTATTATTCCTAGCTCGTGATTTGTAGCCACGGTCCATTCTGGCAGCATATTATAACTCCTTATACAATGTTACCTAAGTCGATTAACACAGGAGATGGATTAGAAAATGTGCCCAGCTCGACTCCAATTTCTCTTACTACCCAATCAAGAATACTAAACGAATTAACATTAAACGTTCCAAAATCAAACCCCTCGATGTATCTTCCTATGATAGTATTATAATCAAGCCCGTTTATGTTGGTAGGAATAATATTATCAGTTGCTAATGTTCCTACGTTGGATATGTCGTTGTTGTCTGCATCAAGTGATTGATTAAGAGAACTTATTCCGCTTGTTATCATAATAGTATTTGTATTAGCATCGGCTCCTACAACTATACCATTTGCGCCCTGTATATTTAAATTAATTCCATTCCCTGCAATTAAACTACTTGTATCACCTGTAATAGAAAATCGACTGCTGGTTGCTACACCATTGATAACAATAGTGTTAGCAAGCTGGTCTAGTGCAATATTATTACCAGCAACTAATTTCCTAAAGTTTGCAACTCCATCTATTGCGCCGGCATAAACTTCGGCACCGGAGGTACCTGTGTTTACAGCAGATAGAACGTCTAGTCCTTGAAAGTTTTGATTAATTTTAATAAACGCAGCCCTTAGGTCATCGCCTGTTCCGTCATTTAGTGTATTACCTACATTAATTTGTTCTAGTGCCATTGTGTTCTCCGTTTTAAATATTTATGGTATTTTAATGTAAGTCTATCCAGCCAGGAGTACTGTTGTCTCTTGCATATCCTTGAAACTTTCCAGTCGATTCATTGTATACCATCATGCCGACTTCTGGAGTTAACAGGTCAATTTCTGCTTGGGTTAAAATAACTGGACCCTTGTAGATTTCGTCAAAGTTATCATTTACTTTATCCATAGCAACTCTTAGTGTATCACCATTTCCTTCGTTTGGACCTGATCCGATATTAATTGTTTTTTGTACCATTATACTCTTCCTACTACTACTTCAACAGTTCCGTATCCTGCATCAAACTTTTCAGATACTGCCTTCCCAATTATAGTTCCAACGGCTGGATTGTTGTCAACTATTGCATAACCCGTTTTAGCTGCTGTAACCAGTATGTCGCCCTTGGAAACTTTTCCTAGTACATTACAGGGTACACGCCCCTGTAATGCAAGTCCGATAACATGTTTGCCCTTGAGTGCGCTGTTCATCAAGTGTGCAGGGTTTGTTGTTACAACTCCTGCAACGCGTCTGTCACCTTTGGTTGGCGTGGTTGTAACTTCGTTGTCTCCACCGAACACTAAAACAGTTCCTGGTTGATAATC